TAAGATTAGCACATCTTAATGCCCGTAAAGATAAAGGTTCATATGTTGAAGTTCAAATGGTTGATGCTGACATTGAACATTATCTTCAAGAATTGCAAACGTCCCTTATTAATAAAACATATAAAACATCTGAATATACTATCTTTCAGAAAAAAGAAGGACAGAAAATAAGAACATTATATAAATTACCTTATTATCCAGATAGAATATGTCAGTGGGCAATTATGCAAATTCTTGAACCAATTTTAATAAAAACATTAATATACGATACATATTCTGCTCTTCCTGGTCGTGGTCCTCACCTGGCATGGAAGAGAATAAACAAAGCAATGTATCATAAGAACGATACAAAATATTGTTTAAAGATTGATATTCATAAGTATTATCCATCTATTTCTCATGACATTCTTAAACAGATATATAGACGTAAAATAAAGGATAATGATGTTTTATGGTTAATTGATGAAATAATTGATAGTGTGCCTTCCGGTATACCTATAGGCAATTATTTCTCTCAATGGAGTGGTAATTTATATCTTTCAGGTTTTGACCATTGGTGTAAGGAAGAAAAGAAATGTCGGTTTTATTTCCGATATATGGATGATATCGTTATATTCCATAAATCAAAAAGATTTCTTCATCAACTTGATGATGAGATTCGAGAATATCTTGCCCGCAATTTAAAACTAAGAGTAAAATCTGATCGACAGGTATTCAAAACACGTTCACGTGGACTTGATTATGTTGGTTATCGTTTTTTCGATGAGAACATTTTATTAAGAAAATCAACTGCTAAAACATTAAAAACAAAAATGACCAAAATAAAGAAAACATGTGAATCGGGTTTAGATTTAACTCTAAATGAATATTGTAGTATTAATTCGTATAGAGGTTGGATTAAATGGTGTAATCATCACAAACTTGAACAAAAATATATTAAACCATTGCAACCATTTATTAACAACTATCAAATGGAGGTTTGAATTATGAAAATTAGAGGAACTCAAGAATCAATACCGTTTATTGAAATCGGTAAAACTAATGTTTATATCAGAACGAATGTTGAACATATTGAAGAGGAAGAGTTTAGCGGATGGGAATATGATGAAGAAATCATTTCTATCCCCGAATACATCAGTACACTTTCTGATAAAAATTCAGTAGATATAACTGCATTAATTATAACTGGTTTAATGCAAGAAATTGATGAACTCAAAACAAAAGTTGAAGCATTGGAGGAATCATTATGAATCCTTTTGTAATGATGTGTATATTTGCAATTCAGTCAGGACGTATGACGATTGAACAAGTCCCTATACAGTATCGTAATGAAGTTATTATTGAATTAAGTAAATTGGAATAAATGATTTACATGGATAACTTATTACAATTTTTAATTGATAGTGGACTTCTCTACATGATTATTTCTACTCTTCTTACTGTGGGTATTGGATTCATTGTAGGGAAAGGAGTATCGTTTAAAGAGATTCAGGACATCATTAGCGCGATTGATGAGAGTTACAAAGATGGATATATCAGTCCTGATGAAGCGCGTAAGATTTATGAAGAGATTGAAGATGTCATTGGGCATGATTGGTATATCCGGTTGTTCAATATTATCAAGAGGTGATGTATGAAGTTTGATTTTAAAAAGTTTAAACTCTATTTCCTTGCTTTGATTGCTGCTGTGTTTGGAACACAGCGAGTAAAACCAATTGAGATTGATATTTACATCGAGGACAACATTGATCCTGAATTTGTGAAGGATTCCCTCTACCTTATTCCTCAACTGTGGAAGTTCAACTTCCTTACTGAAGCACCTAAGTATCGTGTAATGACAGGAGAGTGGAAGGGATTTCTCATTCCTGAAGCGGATGATACTGTTGTAATCTTCGATGGTAAGGCCCGTAGTGCTAAGTATGCGGGTGGTTGTGCAGGAAAGAGTGTTGGTGTTACAAAGAACACCTGGGACACTGATGAACTAGGATTTGGATTACGCATTTGGCATGAACTTCTCCATGCACAGAAGATTGATTCTGATGCAATGTTGCGTAGTCCTGAATTTGATGAATGGTTAGAATCACAGTTTAAATATATTCTTACAGAAAATAGAACTGCATACCAACATTCTATGCAGTTTCAGATACTTTTCTATAATTTCCTTACGC